TCAACATAACAGGTGGAGTTGGGGATCTTGGAACGGCTACTTACGGCGGCGCGGGCGGTCAGGCGGCTAAAGGTTTTGGAATTGGTGCGATAAGACAAATTGCTCAAGGTGACGGAACAAACGGGATTGCTTACGGTGGCGGGGGCAGTGGTTCTCTAGTATTAGCCGCCGGGGACGATCGAACGGGCGGCGCGGGCGCGGCTGGTCTAGTTATAGTCTATTCGTATAAATAAACAGGGGGCGTTATGAAAGAAATACTAGGGAGGTTACAAACGGCTTACGAAGAGCTTTTAGGTAAGCTCTCAGCAGCGGATCGAAAAGCCCTTGAGCTTGCCGATCGGGAGGGCGCGGTTTTTGCCCGTGAAAATCGGGTGCGGGATATCGAGTCCGCGAAGGTAGTTTTAGCTGACGCGGAAGAAAAACTCGCAAAAGCCAACGCCGCGCTGAAAGAGATCGAAGAAAAGAAAGCTGAGTTCGATAACCATCAACGGGTCGAGCGCGCGCAGATCGCGTCGGAGATCGCCCGGCTTCAACCGCTTCAAGACCAGGAGAAGCAGCTTTTTAAAGAGAAACAGGAATTCTACGCCCAGAAAGAGGCGCTTGAAAAAGAAAAGAAAGAGTTTAAGGTCCGTTTCATCGAAAAGATAAAAGCACATTTCGCGGCAACCAAAGGCGAGGCTCCGGACCCCAATGCAATTACGTAAAGCGTTTTACCGGGAGCTTCCCCAGGAACAGAAGATTTTTGATTATGCTGATCGCACCGATGGACAGCCGGTGTATCGAGGGTTTTCGAAAATAGGGACCGCGACGTCGGCGCCGGGGTGGATCATGGTTTACTCGAAGTTCGATGTGAGCGGGTTCGTAACGGAAGAATATACCTTAGAGGGGATATGGGACGATCGCGCAGTGTTGTTCTTGCCCTATGTTTGACGCTTCTTTCTAGCGCAGCGTTTGGGGCAACAACGTATAAAAAGCGGTTCAATACCGAGACCAATCGCGGTGACTGGGTTGTGGCTTCGATGGGGGCGTCGGATGTAGGGGCTGACGTCTCTAATTTCGATGGTAATCTTTCCGCTACTGATGACACCGTTCAGAAAGCCCTTGAGACGCTTGACGAACTCACAGCGTCCATAACTTACCCTTCTGCCGGGATCGCGGTATCAACGGGTTCAGGTTGGGGCACCTCGATTACGGATAATTCTACGAATTGGAACACGGCCTACGGATGGGGTAATCACGCCTCGGAAGGATATGTGACAGGAACTCCATGGACCTCGGAAGGGTATCTTACGTCTCTGGCTTTTTCCGGACTCTCAGATTATCCGGCTGACGCCGCCGGGGTTTTAACCAACAACGGCGCCGGGGTGCTTTCGTGGGAGGTGGTTAGCGGGTATTCGCTTCCTGCCGGGTTAGATAACCAAGGCGTTGTCTACTACAATGGTTCTGATCTAGCCACAGAAGATTCGAGTTTTTTAAACTGGAACACGACATCAAAAACGCTTTCAATTGGCGGAACTCTATCGAGTGGCTATAGCCTCGAAGCGTATCCGAACTGGTCCACAAATAGTGGCCTTTACGCTCAATCTGCTTCAACAGGGATAGCTCTCCTTGCGGAGAACACCTGGAACGGGAAAGCGATTAGCGCAACATCTCCTTACGGCATTTCCATTAACTCATACACCGACACAGGCCGCGCTCTTTACTGCTACAGAAACTCAGGCAACGAGTCCTCCGGGGATAACGTCTTGGCCTGGTTTCGGCAGATTGATGCCAACTGCATCACCGACACCGTAAGAATAACGAACAACGGGACCGGGAACGCACTCAATGTTATAGACGGCTCGACTTCTGTTCTCAGCGTAAACGGTGATGGGGTGACGACTGCCGCCGATCTTGTCATTTCAGACCTAACTGCATCAAAGCCAGTATTCACAGATGCAAATAAAAACTTAGTTTCTACCGGGACGCTTGGGGTCGACCAGGGAGGTACGGGGATTACAGCTGTTGCTGCTGGATCGATCTTAGTGGCTAACTCGGCAAATACGATTTCGGCAGTTACGTCTACCTCAGGAACAAAGGTTTGCACAAATACGGATGGGACGATTTCTTGGGAAACGGCTTCGTCTTCAGAGTCTCCATTCACTACGGGCGATGTGAAGCTCACGTTAAAAACGACCGCTGACTCTGGATGGGTTTTGATGAACGATACCACGATTGGGGATGCGTCAAGTGGTGCAACGGGTAGGGCGAATGCGGACACCGAAGCTCTTTTTACCCTACTTTGGAATAACACTCTTGACGCGAATTGCCCGGTGGTCGGTGGCCGTGGAGCGAGTGCCGCTGCGGATTATGCGGCTCATAAAAAGATAACGCTCCCAAAGACACTCGGTAGAGCGTTGGCGGTTTATGGGAGCGGCTCTGGATTGACTGCCCGAGCATTGGCGGCAACAACAGGAACAGAAACACATACGCTTTCGACCGCTGAAATGCCCTCGCACACACACGCTTTTTACGTTGAAGGGTCCGGGATAAATAGCCATACGGGGATAAACGCATCCCTTGTGAATAGCGGAAATTCCTCGTCGCCTAATTTTAGCCCCCCTACAGCGGGTTCTGGTTCAGCCCACGCCAATATGCAACCGACCGTTTTCTTAAACGTGATGATTAAACTTTAAAGGAGAGACCATGAAAATAGACGGAGTGGCTAGAGAGGCTAATGATCTTCACATGGGCGATGAAAGACGGTTTGTGATATATGAAAAAATTGAGCGCGTTATAATCCCCCGCGATTTAAAAGAAAAACGAGCGCAACTTGTGGCTGAGATTGCGGATATCGACGAGACGCTTGCAAAACTAGAAGCCGCTGATTTAGGCATTAAGGGATAGGAGAGACGAAATGAAGAAAGCCTTTACTGCTGTTTTAGCTCTCTTGCTCCTTGCCGCTCCGGTCCATGCGGCAAAATTCACGTTCGAGACAAGCGACGATAACGCCAAGCGTTTTGTCGACGCGATATGCGGATTAAACGGGTATTCCGATACGCTGGAAGGATCACCGAACCCCGAAACTCGGGCGGCGTATGCCAAGCGGAAAACAAAGGAATGGATGGTTGGAACCGTTGACAGGTGGGAAGAAATGCAACGCGTTCAGGCCGCCAGAAACCAGAAACCAGCTTCGATTTTAGTCTCGGAGTCATAAGGCCATGCACCAGGAGAAGCGCGGCTTTGTCGATAAATGGATGCTTCGGGTGAAAGATGCTCTCATCATTTTCTCTGCTCTTGGCGCTTTTCTTGTCTTTGGTGTCAAAATGTCTCAGCTCCCGACTGAGGTTGCGGCGCATGCGGCAGCGATTCAAACGCACGAAAAAAGGCTCGTCGAGCTTCGGGAAGCGGACCTGGCGCTGAAACAAGATCTCGCAGTTTTAAACACGCAGAACCGGTTCATCATATCCGGTATCGACGAGATAAAACGGGTCGTTAAACGGGAGGGATAGAACATGGAACAGGTTATGGGGATTGTTGGTTGGATAAAAGACCACATCGGGGAAATCACGCAAGTGGTGGCATATACGGTCGCCGTGGCGTCCATCGTCGTGAAGCTGACTCCTACATTGAAAGACGACACGATTCTTCAAAAGATCGTGGCGTTTTTGGGTAAGTATATCGCGCTGAACAAAACGATCGACCCGGCCGATCGGCCCAAGTAATGACGGCGATCCTCGGGGTTATATCGGGGTTCATCGCGTGTGCGATAGGGATTTGGAAACTCTTTGGACGGAAAGCCCGGGAGCGCCGGGAACGGATCCAAAAAGCGGAGGACGCGATTAATGAAGGGTTGGAAGCTGGGGACGTGTCTCGTATTAATGCTGGTATTAACCGGCTGCGCCGGAGGTAAGGTCCGGCTTTACCCGATCCAGCAAACTGACATTGAACGCGTGAAAAAGGGGGTGGCGTATGTGCCAAGACAAGACGGATACTACTTCTCAGACTTCTACCTCAAAGAAGTCCTCGACGCCCAAGTCGACGAAGCCCGAAAAAGAAGTTGAGAAATACGATCCAGAATGGCCAGCATATTAAACGGAGGCGTTATGAACAAAAAAGGGGAAGCAGTAATCGGGATTTTGCTCGTCGGCGTGGTCGTGGGGCTTTTCGCGGCGTTCGTCGGAAACTTGAAAGCGAAAGCTGATGCGTTCAACGCACAGCAAGGTATCGTCGTAGCGCAGAAATAGCTTCATCGACGGAGCGGCAGATCGCGATCGCGTATTCTCGTTCACGAGCGAGACCTAAGAAAGTTTCTTGGGCCTCGCTCGTTTTGCCGTCTTGGGTCTTGATCTCCATAAGAAACCCGTGATAGGCCCCCCGCGGTTCAAAAAATAGGATGTCTGGGGTCCCTTTCCGATAGCCCATTCGGACCATCTTCATCGCCATACCCGCACTCATGATAAACCCCGCCGGCGAGATCGTATAAAGAAGGTCAGGATACATCAGTTCGACGTATCGAACAAAATCCGCTTGGATCTTGAATTCATCTTTGGCGCGGCTCATACGTCGCTTTTAAGCGGGGGCATGGCAAGCGCGTTCCCGCGCATAAACTGCCACGGCCGGTGAGACTTGTCCCAGCACTGCGCCTTTAAAAACCCGTCTTTACGGAAAAATTGCCTCATAACGTTTTTGCAGAGTTCGCACTTCATCCCGTGCTTTTTGATCCAGGCTTTATCGGTCCACTTCTCGATCATGGGGTCGTCCGCAGCGATCGAAATCATGCACTCGACCCCCGTGCAAACGTAGAACTTTGCGGTCGTTTTCGTCACCGGGTCCTTAAACATCGTAAAGCGCATTGGCTTTAAACAGAATGGGCACTCCGGCGCTTGGCGCGGCATGATTATGGCTGGCATCGGCGGATCCTTTCTACCTGACCCGGCACTGGCTCTTTAACTACGACCTCGTTCCAATAGTTGAGCCGGAGGCACGTTGCCGTGCGGAAGGAGTAGTTCGGGTCTTTGATCCGCCAGTTCGGGCCGTAAAGTTCGGTTAAAAAGGCTTCCGGCGGGGAAGGAACGCAAAACGTCTGCCCTAGGAATTCGATTGAGGTCAAAATGTCGAACATAGCTCTCGGGAACACTTGGCACTTGCCGTCCGGCTCGACCGGGTGGAAGTAATTGCCTTGGCATAGGTCCCAGTTCACAAGATCGACCCGGATACCGTCTTTCTCAACCTTAATCATCCGGTTGTAGGTATACGGGGTGCTCAAATAGTGGGTCTCGTAACCCAATGTGTCAAAGACCGCTTTTACGACATTGAGCTTCGGCAATAGGTCCGTGTGCCGGATCCCAAGATCAATATCGAAGTCACAGTCGATGAAACCTTTCTCCCTGATAGCGCCAAGGCACGTTCCGAAGATGAGAAAGAACGGTATTTTTAATACGTCTAACACTGATTTGACTTCCAACAGGACGCGCTTTGCGTCCTCGGGGTTCATGTTATCGGGTCTTTGCTTCCAAACGTCTTCGGCTCTCATTTTTTGTATCGCTCCGTTTCTTCACACTCCGCGTTGATGGGGCACTTTTGGGCCCAGGACGGCCGCTGGCGCACCAAGTCCAGCACTTCCGAGCAAGACCCTTCAACCGTCTCTAAAACAAGCTCATCGTGCACCGTAAAGAGAATTCGGTATTTCTTGATGAGCCGGAACATCGCCTCGACCATGATGTCCCGGGCCGTGGCTTGAACGGCGTTTTCAACGAGCTTCCCGCCCCAGGTTTCTTCTACTTCGTATTTGTTCGTCTTACTATTTACGGCTAAGAAAGTGAGGCTCCCTTCGGCGTTGATCGCGGGTTTGTGGTATGCCAAAGTCCGGCCGGAAGGAAGCCTAAGCCGTAAGAATTCCCCTTCTTTATACCATGCCAGATACCCGCACGTTTGGACAGCGCCTGAGGTGACTGCTTTCTTAGCCGCATCTTCCATCGCATACCAAAATCGCGGAACCCGAGCGAACGTCCGCCGGTAAGACTCGACCGCTCGCACGGCAAGCGCATGGTCCACTTCGACCCCATAGGTTTGGCACGTGGCTTCAAAACGAGTCGGACCCATTCCGAATCCTGCGCCCAAAACGGCCTGTTTCCCAAGCTGCCGGCGTTTATCTTTCTTCTGGATTTTTTGGTCACCGTAAATGGCCCGAGCCATGTGGACGTAGATATCCGGTTTCGTGGGGTCCTCATCTTGCTCCTGAAATAGCTTTATCCCGCCTTCTTCACCCGCAAGCCACATGACGACGCGCGCTTCGATCGCCGCGAAGTCCGTGATGAACATCCGGTGGCCTTTCGACGGAATAAACATGCCTCGGATGCACGAAGAAAGCGTTGGCAGAGCTTCGTAACAGACGAGGAACCCTTCGGGAGAGGTTTTAAGCAGCTTGATCGCCGCGTTAATGGCGCCCGCGTCGATGAGGGCTTTGACGAGGTTGTGGATTTGAAAGAGCTTTCCGGCCCAGCGGCCGGTTGAAGCTCCGTGGTAGACAAGCAGATCGCGAACCCGCTCGTCGGGAGAAACTGCTGCAAGGAGCGCAGAATACTTCGCGTTGCTTGTAAGGGACAGTTGTTGTCGAAGTTGTAGGACGCGGAGATTGTCACCACCGGCTTCGGCGATTGCTTTTTTGACCGTTCCTTTCTGAAGATTGGGGAGATCGACGCCTTTGGTTTTGAGGTATTTTTGGATCGCCTGGGTTTTGGTTCCCGCATCAACTTGTCCTCCGGTTCGTGTGTGCAGTTCAGCGTTCAAGGTTTTCGTTTCCTCTTCGATCACCTGAATAGCTTTCTTAACGGCGTCGACATCGATACGTACGCCGGTATCGTTGAGATACTGGTCCATGAACCATACACGTTGTTCGGCAGCGCACAAATCCGGGAGCTTACGGTCGATATCTCGTTCTGCCTCCACGTCGCGTTTACAGTAAAGAAGGAGCCGGTCGAGCTTTTCTTTTTCGATAGCCCCCGTTGTAAAAGAAAGGGCTTTCATGAGCTTGTTTCCGTCGACGTCTTTTTGATGGGGGCATCCTAGCGCCTGGGCCATGTGTTCAAGTCGCCGGGGAAGAGCGTGGGAGGCACCTTTAGCGGCCGTGCAGCGCCACTGTTTGATCGGTATCGGAAGCGCGCCGTAAGCCGGCGTCAGCTTAAAGCGCCAAATGCAGCGCTCGAAAAAAGCGTTATGGGCATGGAACTCCGCGCCCTCCGCGATGAGCTTATTAAGCTCCGGGATGGCAGCGCGGAGTTCCTTGCCGTAAAGCACACCACGAACCGGCGCGTCGTCTATCGCCCAGGCAAGACACAGGATTTCAGTCGTCGGGTCTTCGGCGTAGCGATACGCGCCCGACTCCCAAATGTCCACCTTGGACCGGCTTTCAAAGTCGATATAAACGCGCCGGCTCATGGTTTAAACGTCCCAGGGCTGCTTTTCTTCGGCAGCGGCAGACACCGGAGTGCTAGCGTCGGCGGGGCTTGATTCGGCTACGGCGTCGAACGCGTCCTCCGCGCGCGGACGCGACGAAAATGGCGTGTCGTCCGCGAGTTTTTGAACACCGTTCAGATACACCGTCACCCCCGGCATCGGGCTTTTGGCCGTGCGCGGGAACATCGCGACGGTAAGGACTGCGCGGCACCAGCACCCCGGATAAAGCTCGGAAGCGTCGGTGACGCGGGTTTTATCCCCGCGCAGACAGTCCGGCCGCTCGTTCGTCGAAGACCGGACGACGATGAAACCTTTTTCGTTGTCGTCGATCTTGCCGTTGGTTTTGGGCTTGTCCCCGTCCCTGAACTTCGTGAGCTTCAGGGTGCGCAGGTCCACCTCCGGGCCGAAGTTGGCGCGCGCGATCCGCTCGATTTCCTGCCAAAAGCCTTTGCAGTTATCGTCGATCATATAACGCGCGGCCGGATGAGTGGCTTTTTGATACTCAGCCACTTTGACCTTTTTCGGGAAAAGCATCGTGATCCCGAATTTCTTCTTCGTCTCATCCCCCATCACGGCCACGGCTTCGAAAAGCGCCGGGTATGAAAGATGAAATGCCGGAGTGATATACGTGGATCTGACTTGACCGCTGTTTCTGGGTTGACTCATTTTCCTTCTCCTATCTTTTTTAACGTCTGTCCGTTGTCGGGTGTCTCTGTTAGCGGTGCGACCCTGTCTTTCCAGTTCGGGACGCCTTTGGCTTTCAAGGCGTCTTCGATACCTTTAGGAGACAGGATCTTCACTTTGAACGCGGCTTCACCCAAGTCCGCGAACGCACGTAAAGCGGCTTCCTCATCAAGCCATTTCCGATTGGCTCGCTTTTTGGCTAACTCATAGCCCGGGATCATGCCTCCCGCTTCGACGAGTTCTTGCGCGTAAGCCGCGCAAGCATCCAGCCAATCCTCGATCAAGTCTTTCTTATCGAGAATGCGCTTGATGGTGGGCACGTCAAGCCCCCGGACATCCGGTAAAATCAAATCTTTACCCGGAATGGCCGGCAGTGTGGCCGATATGTCTTGCCTAAGTGTTGGGCAGATCGGCTTTGCCCAACACCACTTGCACCAAGACCCGGCCACGGTGGGGGCGCCGGGTTCTTCAGTCAGTGCGATCTTACGCGCGGCTTCTTTTACGAAAGTGTCGACGTAAAAAGCGTCCGTCGTCCATTCCGAGATTTGGCTTTCCACTCGGGGCTGGACGATGACGCATTTAAGCCTGCCCGCTTCCGCTTCGCACATAAGCGGCACCCCGTATAAAAGAAGCTGGGGGTTGTCCGCCGCCGGCACAAGCACTCCTTTACCATATTTAAAATCAATTACGGTAACGGTGTGGTAGGGCCGGATGATTGCGATGTCGAGTGTCCCGCGCACTTTACCTGGGAAAATATCGACCTTTTTCTCTATGAGAAGCTCCCCGCCGGACTGAAGCTCTGTTTTCACGTAGTCCTTGGTAAACGCGACGGCTTCTGCCATCTGATTGTCGACCTCGAACTCGCCGATTTCAGACCCCACAAAATCGTAGGGGTTGAGTTTCATATCCTTCAGGCACTTCTCAAGAAGCGCATGTGCAGCTTCCCCTTCTCCGGCGTGAACGCTTTGCTCCGGCTTTGGCATCTGGGCGCAGAGCGCCACAGAGCCGGGGCAATTCATCCAGCGCGAAGCGTTCGACGGTGAAAGGGCCGTATGTGTTTTCTTCGCGGGTTCCACCGAGGGCTTTTTTACCCCGTTTTTAGGGACGAGGGCCATTGTCAGACCTCGACTTTCGCCCTGATTTTGTTTTTCTTGCACCAGTTGTCGAGCATGGCGGCGGCTTCCGCGGCTTTGGCGTCCGGAACTTTGATGAGTTTGGGTTCCTGGGGGTTAAAGATCGCCGCGACCGAACGGCAAAACGTGACGAGCGCGTTGGTCTGGGGTCCGGCCACGTCGATATACTTCTGGGCGAGTGCCCGAAGTTCGGCACCGGTTCTCACTCCCGGGGTTTCCCCCGCACCGTCGTTGTCGTCCATCGGCGGACCCGCCGGCGTGTCGTCAGCCGCAATTCCGGGGACCTCGTCCACCGGTTCGGGTGCGGGCGTTTCTTTTTTGGCTCGCGGCTTCTTCGGTTCTTCCACGACCGGGGCTTCCGCCGGCGCGGCCGGTGCGCTATGCGCGGACCCCGCGATTCGTTCCAGTGCCACTGCTATTCGTTCTAGGGTTTGTTCGATACTCACAAGACACACTCCATTTCTTTTAAACAGTCTTTACAGACTGATATTTTTGAGACTCGTTTAAGGTCTTTTATCTCTGTCACCTTGCCACACACGCGGCATTTCGTATTTAAAAACTCCGCCTCTCCGGCCCTCCTTTCATCCATGATGGTGTTGATGGTTTTTGCTTTTTCGGAAAGCTTGTCGATGATGTCTTCGTCGACGCTTTTTTCGGCGATGAGAAACTGCGCGGTGACGGGTCGGGTTTGACCCATACGGTTAAGTCGATCGATCGCTTGCCGGATCTCATTCGGGACGTAAGATATTTCAACGAATACCGCTGTATCGCAGACAGTCTGAAGTCCGTCGATACCGAAACCCGCCGATTGGATGTTTCCCACAAATAGCTGTATTTTGGGATCGTTCTGAAAGCTGATAAGGGCCTCGTCTTTTTCTTTTGCACTTTGATCTCCTGTATATCGGACAGCGTGGTTTTTAAATTCTCGCATGATGGTGTCAGCGACAGCTTTATGCCAAATAAATACCACGATTTTTTCTTTCTCGAGTAAAAGGTCGTGCAAGTGTTCTACTGCGGCCTCCGCTTTAATTATCCCGAGCGAGTGCCGGATAGACGACGACTCTCCGATCACTCTCTTTAAATTAAATTCCGCGCGTTCTTGTTCGACGAGTTTAATAAGCTTGTTCGATGGGTCGAGATAAATTTTGTCATACGTCACGGGCGGAAGTTCTTTAGCGACTTCTGATTTAAGACGCCGCAGCATGATGGGTTTAAGAAGCCGCGCAAGCTCGTCCAGGTTGGACGCTCCCGTCGCGTCAAAACCGAAAGTCCCTTGATATCCGGCGCAAAACTTATACGCAAAATTATAGTAGTCCTGATATTTACCCAAGACTCCCGGGAATAGCGCCCGAAGCACCGTATAAAGCTCGATCGGCCGGTTTAAAACCGGAGTTCCAGTTACCATCCAGCGCCGGGACGCGCGGTTATAAAGCCCTTTCTTCCCTAAGATCATCTTGGTGCGCTTGGCTTCGATGTTTTTTAGAAAATGTGACTCATCGCAGACCATCACCGGCCAAGTCTGTTCTTTCAGCCGGGAGATTAGCGGCTCTTTCCACGCGATGTCGTAGTTGATGATATTCACGGCCGTAGGCTCTGGCATAAACTTAGGGCTTGAGATTTCTTTAATAAACGCTTGCGGCATCTGTTCTCTTGTGCGCTTCATCCAGGAACGCCGGATGGATTGAGGACAAAGGATAATGCCACTTTCAAGCCCGAGTTTTTTCATCGCTTCAAGAACCTGGAACGTTTTACCCAGGCCCATGTCGTCGGCCAGAATGGCGTTCTGGCGCAGCGTCAAAAAATCCCGGCCTTTTTCTTGGAACGGTAGAAGTTTAATCATGGCTCTTCGGCGATAGCCTTTTTTAGTCGCTGTTTGTCTTTTTCGAATTGTTCATACATGTAATCTTGCACAGCTTTTTCTCCATGGTCTTGTTCTTCTTTGCCATAGACCCACTTGTAGTTGTCGTCCATAGGGCGCATACCGTTGACCCAATGCCGGTGCTCAATCACGACGTCTTTTGTAAAGTGAAGAAGCCCAAGCGCCCCGAAAAGTTTGCCTTGCACGACGTCGATTCCGATGTGGCGCACCCCCGGGGCCGCGATCCAGCCAAGAGCCCGTGTGGCTTTGCCTGAAATAACGCAGCCGGATGGATGCAGATACTGGGCCCAATTTGTGAGCTTGTCGTCAGCACACGCGATCCCCCAGCCGTTTGTTTTCTCTTCGGCCAAGGCGATCAGCTTTTCATCCCACTTCTCCGTCACAAAAAGATGGTCGTCGTTCAAGTTCGAATAGTAATCCGCCCGGCGGGCGAAGGAGAACCAGTTGAAGACTTCTGCGATATACCGGCGCGGGCCGACTATCATTTTGATATCCGGGTGTTCGGGGTTCGTGTATTCCATAAGCCTTGGGTCGTCGTCGTTTAAGTAAATAATCATCCGGGTCCAACCGTCTCGTTTGGTCTTAAGAAACGACTCGACCATTTGTCGACAAAGCTCCGGTCGGCCCCGCGAGGGGATAATGACAAGAAGCGTCTTATCCAATTTTCGGCTCCTTCCCGGTGCCCTTTAAAATATAGAGGTCTTTGCAACCGTCTTCTCCAAAAAGCTCAACCATCGCTTTAAAATTCTTGTGCGCGGGGTTGAGCTTTCGTTTCATAAGAAGCTGGCGCGCATCGGAATTGAAAAGGAAAAGCCGGTTCCAGGGTGTAACCTCCATGTGATTGATTTGAATGTCCATATGCGCGTAGGGCTGGATATCCAGATCAAGACATTTCTGGCAAAATTGGGCGTCGGCCGTGCATTCTTCTTTGGCATCGAACCAGGGGTATTTCATCTTCGAGTAAATCGAAGTTTTAAAGAGCGTGAGAGGGAACGCCGTAAGATCGACGGGCACAATTCCTTCGCCGTCGGCTTCGATGAGTGTGTCGCGCCCGCCTTTTTCGCACTCTTGGAGCGTCATCTTGGGGTCTTTTTTCACGAACGCGCAGCGCATATAAGGGAACCCGCGGATATACATCACCGCGGAAATAAAATCTTTGTCGGCGTTCAGAAGTTTCATCACATCTCCCGGCTGAACCCCCCAGATATCGTCGTCGAGTCTAAGAATGTGCGTGAAGTTATTCACAAGCGCACATCGGATGATCTCGTTTTCAGCCTTGTGGATCGTTTTGCGATACTGGAAGTTGAATCCGTATTCAACCCCGGCGCGTTTGAGATCCTGAAGGATGACAAGAAGAGTTGCCAGCCACCGGTTCGGGTTGGGGTCCAAGCCAAACGTGGGCATTCCGATTAAAATTTTAAGTGGTTGAGTCTCTGCGGTCATTCTCCTTCGCCTCCCTCTTCACGTGTTTTAGCTTTATACTCGACACCTCCGGCAGCATAGAAATTGTCGTAGACGTCTTCCGATAAGTGCTTGATCTTTTCTTCGATCTTAAATCCCTTATCGAGAATATTTTTGTTTTGGACCCGGATTTTGTTCGTATTCCGGATCATAATCGAGCGCCGGCCGACCTCGGCCAGCGACATCGATCCTTCCGACGCATTCCGGACCGAATGCTCCAAGTCCCAGATCGTAAGATTGGTCTGGGCGATCCGAATGACGGCGAGTAAGAGTTCGCCGTCGATCCCGGCATCTTTCAGCCAGCCCAGCATCATATCGAGTTCGGCTTCGGCGCCAGGTAGCTTGCATAGCGCTTTCTTCGACACGATCGAAAAAATGTCGACGAACTCACCGAAAGAATAGCTGAACGGTCGGCGTTCTTTCACCGCATGACCTCCTGTGGGTTGACGATTCCTTTCTCTTTTACGTGTTCGTGCGTCATACAAAACTCAAATGGTCCGGCGGGTTCAAAAAACCCTCCATGAACGCGTTCGTCGACTGATGCCGGCAGTGGCCGGCGCATTCGGTATGAACGTCAAACTTCGTTTTCATATGCTCGACGATCGCCCAATACCGTTCGGAGTTTAGGATTTCTCCGAGAGACTGTTTAACAAGATCGCCGTAACAGTAGCGCGGATCGCCGAAGAGGTATCCGCAAGGGTAGCACTTGCCGTCTCCGGATATCTGGAAAAGAAGGGGCACGTCGTAGCAGTGGTTGTAGGGACGACGATGGCGCGAAGCGATTGCTTGGAATTTCACGACGATCTTCGTGCGATCCGTCGACATCGCCTCTGCCTGGTGCAGGATTTTCATGACGTCCGGATGGTCGAACCATTCTTCCTCCGGCACCACCATTCCGGGTTCTTTGGGGTCCGAGCACTGCTTCACGACGAAGTAGTCGACGCCGGCGTCGATGGCGTAGCGGGCTTCGCGTAAAACAAATGGGAGCGCATTTTTGGTGAGCACCATCTGAAGCCCGATCGTGACGGGGAGCTTCTTACGCTGCTTCCCTGCGACGCACTTCTCAATATTCCCCCGGACCTGGGGCCAATACGGCCGGCCGTGCACGACTTCGTATCCTTCTTCGATCGCGGACACATTAAAACGAAGCCAAACGAGGCGATAAAGAAGTGTTGCTATCGCCTCGTTCGTCATCTTGACCCCGTTTGTCGCCATCGCCATGTCGAGACCGTTTTCGGCCCCGGCTTCCACGGCTTCGATGAGCGCCGGATGAAGGGTGGGCTCTCCATCCCCCACGATTGAAATTCCTTTTATGCCAAGTTTAGGCGCGTCTTTGAAAAGCTGGACGAGTGCTGCCGGTGGGATCATGTCACCCGTCATCTTCTGATGGATGCCATAGCAAAACTCGCATTTAATATTGCAGAATTTTGTGATCCCGATATCGATCGTGATCGGCACGATGCGTTTGCCGTTTATGTAATGTGTGTAAATTCTTGGCATGTGCCAGAGAAGTTTGTTTGAATCCAGACCCCATTTATCGTTCATTTGGCTTTTCTCCCGTAAGCAGTTCCAATACTTTAATAAGATCGTCTACCTCAATAGCCGTTCGCCCATCGGAAGTAGAAATAGTGATAATCCCCCGGCTACCGTGCAAACGGGTAATTAACGCAGGGTTATACCAACTCGACCCGATCTTAATGAACATCATTTCACAACCTCGATCTCGACAGAACAATGCCCGCCCTCTTGAAACCGGTTAGTTTTGAGTTTCACATCGCAAGGATTGCAAAGGCCATAATCGGGGCAATTCACCGGCCCGTCGTGCTCCCACGCGCCGGTTTGTTTTCCTGCGTAAAGAAAACGATGGCAAGGATAAAGATGGCCGTCCGGGGCAAAAAGCATTTCGGACGGGGTGCACTTGACCATGATCCCTTTATGCCCCGTCACGGCGTCCGGGTATTTATATGTGCCGTGTTCTGCGTCCAGATACTCCTTAGTTTTAAAAATCATCCCTTCAAGTTCGCACGTTTTGCGCATGAGAACGTTTTTGTGACGCATCGCCGGATGGTCGATACCCCAGATACCGACCGAATACCCGCGTTTATGCAGCCGCCTGACGTTACGAAAAAGTTTCGGACCGTTGGTGTTCGCGTGAAGCGAAAACCGGATCGAAGGATACGGCGCCGGACGTGAAAACATTTCGGGGAACGTTTGGTCGAGAAAGGAGTCCACATCAAATTGACCGTTCGTAAGGATGTCGATCGTCTTCCCCATCATGCTTAACTCTCGGAGAAGGGGGTAGAACCCACCATACATCGTAGGCTCTCCGCCTTGGAGCGTGATCGGAAGATCCGGCCGGGTTTGGATGGGGGCCAGTATTTCCATCCACTTCCAGTAGTCAATCTCTTTCCGGTGCGCAAAGTCGCCTTGCCTGTTCAAGCAGTAGTCGCACCCCATGCCACAGCGAAGCGTCAGAAACACGCCGATGTAGTTTATGTTTTTCAGCATTTGATATACCCCGCTTTTTCTGATTTAATCCAATCGTCGAAGCCCCAACCGTGGTAAAACGGAAGCCCGATCGCCCTTAAAATTTCGCCATCATTTCGGATACAGTGAATCTCATCGAGGAATTTAAAGTAGTCGTCGGCCCCGTTACCGATAAATTTGACGTTCGCCCCCCGAATCACGGCGTCGAGTTTAATCTGTTCAAGCGCCCGGAGCACCAGGAACGCCGCGATGGAATAGACAATCGGGACAAACCCGACCTCGGCCATTCCCGCCGCGATCCCGACGGTGGCCTGTTCCATAATCCCGAAGTTATAGACGCGATCGGGGAAAAGTTTCTTTAAGGTGTCCATTTTGCCAAAGCCCGAGTCGCATACGATAAGCCAGTATCTTTGGTCGCGCGCAAAGTGTGGGATTAGCGCGTCAATGATCGTGTCCCGATTGACTTCAACCACGGTATTCTCTTTCGTTTTCGTCCGGCACCCGGTAATGGAACTTCGCTATGTTTTCGATCGCCGGGAACCCTTTACCTTTAGTCGTAATGGCTAACACCACCGGCGGCCGGCGCGCCAAGATTTTTACGAGTGTTTCATAGTCGTGGCCGCTACAGATCACGACCGGAAGCCCCCAGCCGGTGAACCGGTGTGCCAAGTTCCCGCCTAAGACCTCGTCCACCCGGTCGATCGCTTGGAGACCGTTCACGTCGACGACGACGGTGATATTTTTAAGCTCTTGGTGGCGCATAAAACTAAGCGCCTCCCAGCAGGACCCTTCTTGCATTTCCCCGTCGCCCACGATCACAAACGTATGCCGCTTGGAGAACGAAAGTTTACGCCCGAACGCCCGGCCGACGGCAATCGGAAGCCCGTGGCCCAGAGAGCCGAGTTCGCCATAACACCCCGGTAGTTTGAACTCTTCCCAATTGGCTTTTGGAATCCGGCCTTGATCGGCGTCGATGGCATAAAGCCCGTAGCATCCGTGCGCTTTTGAGAAAACCAGATCATCCGCCGCGAATTCTTTTTCATATCGGAGGGCCACCAAGATATCAAGGCAGGAAAGACTCGATGCGATATGGCCCATGTTATTTTTACACCCCACGCGCATGATCTCTTTTCTTAAAAACTCGATCTTGGATCTCATATGGACTCCATTAACTGCGCCAAGCGTTCCCGTTCGGGTTTAAGATATGTCGTGACGAATACCGCCCCGTCTCGCACGATGTTTTTCATCCATCCAAGCTCGGTGAGCGCTTGCGCGATCCGGGATTGGTCGCCGCGCGTAACCGATTTCATAGGAAACCCGCAGTATTCCAGAATCACCTCCGGCCGAATCTCATCAACCGATGGATTCTCTTTAATCCAGCGGTTGACGTGGTAGCGCATGGGCTCTTCCGGCATGCGCATCTGAGCTTCCAACGCTTGAAGCTCGGCGGCTTCACCAATAAGATAGAGCCGTTCCTTGTCATAAATGGCGCGCGCCTCCGCCCAAAGCTGATCGGCGGCGTTTTCGAGGCCCACAAGATCCACCATCCCTGAAAAGCGCACGATCCAGTATCGCCGGTTGCCCGTGACATCTTTAAGATACCCGATGTGCTCTGGGTTTACCGTGGCGATGAAGATACTTTGGCGCGCAAAGTCGCGCGCGTGGCGCTCGTAGGCAAGGCGAACCGTATCTTTGTCGCGCGTGATGAAACTTTTAAGGGCATTCGTATCACCCCAATTTAGGGCCGAAAGCTCCGATAACTCGATGATCCATTTATTGAGCATCATCGCGACCGCATCTTTCGAGTGCGGGTCCAGGTTCATATCGCCCGCCCAGGACCGGCCGAGTATCCGGCATGCGGTTGATTTCCCAATGCCTTGCGATCCTTCAATAATAAGAACGTGGTCCCACTTGCATCCGGGTTCGAATACGCGCTTCACCGCCGCGCAGAGCACTTTACGGCCGACCTCCCGGGTGTATACCGTGTCGACCGCGCCGCCGTATTTTGAAAGCCAAGAATCCAGCCGGGGTGTGCCGTCCCATTCCAAACTATTCAGGTAATTCCGGATCGGATGATAGTGCCTCTTATGCGCCGCTACCATAATGGCTTCTTGAATGGTTTGAGTGGCAAATTCAACTCGGATTGTTTTAGTAAGAAAAAACTTAAGAAGGGTTATATCGCTATCGGTGAGGTTTGGCCCTTGAGGCCCGCGCTCTTTATACCAAGGGGCCTGTCCCGCCACTTCGACCATGCTGGAAAAACAATTGAAGCGAAAAACGTCGTTAAGCTGGGGTAGCGTGACAAGGTAGTTGACGCAGTTATTGAGCGTTTTTTGGGGGATGTTTGACTTGGGCTTAAAATCCCAACGCGTAGTCCCCGTGTCCATCTTCTCACCGACTTCGGCGGTCTTAAAAATGGCGGCGACGTTAAGGCGCCCCGGTTTTTCTTTACCATAGGTATACGCGCTTCGGACCACGTGGTCGAGTTCGGCGCCGTCGACCGGGGGAACAAGTTTAATCTGGTTGTAGTAGGCGTCAATAACCTCGCGCGTCTTGCCTTGAGAAAGCCCCAGGTCCCGGCCGCGACATGCGGCGATGTAAATTGAATTGGACTGGCCTTGTCCTTTAGGAATCTCGGGCATCTGGGCGAGAACGTCTTTATACCTATCGACGTTGGCCGGATCGTCGTCGACAAAACCCTCTTCGGGTTCCGGCCCTTCGAAAATCGGTTTTGGCTTTCTCTTAACCAATTCGATGAGCGCCGCGGGAGCGTCCATGATCTCAAGCGGCCCGCCGGATAAGACCTCATACACCGCTTTGGTCTCCGGGTGCACGGAGCCGGGGCCCACGACGTAGAACGGCCCATAGCGAAACTCAAGACCCGGGTAATCCGGATGATTGACCCCGATGTCGACGCCCTCGGGCACTCGGAAGTAGATGTGGAACCCTCCGGTGCCGGTCCGAACAATGAACGTATCATCAAACCAACCTTTGCCAAGCGCGGCTTTCTCTGCCAGCTTTTTTAACGATTCTTTTCCCGGCGCGCCTTTTTTAACGTCGACGTCGAGAATCAAAAACCCGTCCGCGATTACGCCGTAATTCCCCAAGAAATCCGCCCGTGCTAGATTTGGATCATATGGGGTTTCTTTCCACTTGAGCCCGTATTCGGGCTCTTTACCGCCGTCCCTGAGCGGAAAAAGCCGAAACCCCGCCTTAGCGTATTCTTGAACGATGTCCACGTGTGGCCTTTAAATATCTACTTCATCCGGGAGCTTGATTGACTTCTGGACTTCACTGCCCAGAACGAAATACCTCTTACCATTCCTGCCCGCTTTCAACTCACTACGATGAATGCGTTGCATGACGGCGTTGTGCGACAAACCCAAAAACTCCGCGACTTCGCTTACCGAAAACACGGCCTTGGGGTCCAGCGTCTTAATGCCCTGAAAATCAGGACTCTTCAAACGGATCACCTCCCATCCATTTTAAGCCGCGCCGAAAAAGCCTCTGCCTTAGTCCGAAAGTTTCCCCTCCGGCTGCGCGGCGATACATTTTGGTTACCGTTTTTTCGTCACTTGATAAAAGCTTCTTGGGTTGCAGCGCTTCCAGGCGCTCGACCGTGCATCGTTCCCATTCGGTCATCCGATAATGGAGCTTCCTCGTTTCGTCGATTAGAGCCTTTGCATCAACCCACAAGAGCATTCAGTAATCCTTACCGTTCGGTGATTTTCATCAATTTTAACGGCGTAATGATGCTCATTTTATACCCAAAAAAGCCTTTGTCAACAATTTATTTTTCGAGCACTTCCTGGACTTCAACCTTTAAAAGCCCCTCGGAAAGTGGCACTCCTAGCGACTTAAAAGCCCGTGGTGATAGGTCTATGACACGCCCGGCTCGGACTAGCCGTTTCGATGGCCCGAGGTCCGTGCAACGCACAAAAACCGTTTTTCCGGTCGTGTAGCTATAGACCATAAAGGTCTTTCCGAAGTCGGACCGACTCGGACGCGCGCACGTCAAACGCGTTTCGTCGTAGCGCTCACCCGTAGCCGTAAAAATGCCGCTAGTCCCTTCACGCTGACAGGACTTGACCGTATAATAACTCGCGGTCCCGCTTTCGGCAAACGCCGCCGTAGCGGTCAAGATCAATCCAGTTAAAATAATCACCGGGACTTTTCGCACGGGACTTTTCCTTATGTAGACCCCATCGGTTAAAGTGACGCGCCGCAACCGGGGACCGGGCGAAAGGGTCAGTAACTCCCAAAAGCCCCCGGCTTGGTGGATCACGGCGCGCGTGTCTTTAGTGTGCGGGACGCGTCCCGCCACGGTTTAGCTTGTGCCATAATGCGCGCAACTGATTTAAACGCATCCGCCGGAAGCGCGCGCCGTCTTTCGGGTATATCTTCGTCAGCCAATCAATGATATGACCGCGCGGCGGGTTGGGCCAATAGGTCATCATGCCTTTAACCTTTTCTTTTTACTAGCCTCATCAGCGCCCGCACTACGGACGGACACCGCGCAAGGATCGCGCGGCGTTTCGGCCTAGACCGTAAAGCGTTTGCCGTCTTTGGTAAATTCGTATTCGTTCGCCTCCATCACTTCGGCGATATATTCTTCGCTGTCGTGATATTCGACTTCCTTCTTATGATAGACGCGATAATCTTCAAGAATAGCCGCTAAAAATTCATGCTCTAACTCTTCGAGCACGTCCG